CGCACATTTCCTGATTCATCCACCACAACCGGGTTGCCTGATTCGTCCAGTTTCGTCCGACTACGGACATGGGGCATGAGCAAAAGTGCGCTGCCTTTCTCTTGGGCGATAGCTTGGGTCGCGGTGGCAATCAGTACGTTGTTTTCAAGCGACTGGCGTAGTGTCGCTTTTTCGGTTTCCCATGCTTCTTTTTCTTTGGCGTGGGCTTCGACAAGTTGCTTCTTGAGATTGTCGAACTCACCAGCTTTGAGCGCCCGTTCTTCCTCAATCTTTGCCGCTTGCGCCTTTAGCGCCTTAAATTCTTCGGGGTCTACGTCTTTATGGGCATCCAGTGCTTTCAGTTTGCCTAACAACTCGTCCCTTTTGGCCTTTAGGCCGGATACTTCGGTTTCAACTAGCCCCTTTAGGGCTGCTTCCTCTTCGGGAGTTTCCGCAACGGCCTTGCCGTCTACAATCTTCATTCTGTTGCTCCTTGAGCTTTTATATGGTGCCGCTGACTTGTTGTTTGTCGGTTGCCATAAAATCACAGAGACACGCGCATAATCTGCCAAGGCGTGCGACAAAATAAAAAAGCCCCCGATAATTCGGAGGCTGTGAGATTTTCCTATTTTGTTATTTTCCTACCCAAACGCCGCCTTAAACGCTGCGGCATGGCGCTGCTTGAGAACATCGAGGGTGTAAAGCTCCCCGCTCTGGTCAGTGAACTTGTCGAGTTTCAAGCCCCCTGCGGTAAACAACTTCTGCCGGGACTTGCCGAGTAGTTCAGCCTGGGTGGCTTTATCCTGTGTTTTCAGCCAGTCACCAAAGGATATGTCAGCGCTCACCAATCCCGAACTTGACGCACGCATGGCAGGCGGGAACTCTTCACGGTCAATGCCCAGTTCCTTCCAGCTCATAATGTCGGGCGTCTGGAAACACCGGCAACTTATGTGCTGCGGGGGAAGTGGGCCAGAACCGAGGGGGAAGGATTTGCCGGACTGCGAGAAGCATACCGGGCAAGTGCGGCTGTCCAGAGTAGCTACATAAACCCACCCCTTGACGACCTCACTGTTATTCTTAAAAGTCTGCTGTGCTGCCTGATTGTTGGTATGCTGAACAACGGTTCTAACTATCTTCGCGGCATCCTGCCGGTGCTTCTCGAAAATGCCGTCTGTGTACCTGCTGGCGCGTGACCCCTGCAACCGCCTGACCATTTCCGGCACTGTTTCGCCTTGAACCATTGACAAGCGAATAGCGCCCCTGATTGCTTCCTCTTTGCCTGCCGCGAGTTTGCTGAAAACCTCTTCCAGCAGCAGCTTTTTATCAGGCCCGATACTGATCGGCGTGGTATCCACAATCGCGGCAAGCTGCGTGTCACTCATGCCGACAATGGAGAACGTGACCGGCAATTGTGCCGCCAGCATCCCGGCTGTAGCTTCTGCGGAGTGAATGGCATAGCCGCCCATTGATTCGTGTAGTTGCTTCTCTGCCTGCCAGTAAGCCGCGTCTACAGTGGCTTTGATTTCTTTCAGCAGGGCTTTTAAACGGTACGAGGTAAATGTGCCATCGTTCCCCCTGGCGGTGATTTTTGCGAGGATTTCTTTATCAGCGGCATTCAGCAAGTCGATAACGTCATGCACCTGACCAGACGCGAATCTCCCGGCGCTGATCTGTTCGCTGATTAGGTAATCAAAGAGGTTTTTGGGGATTGTCGTAGGCATCTAAAGACCACCAGCCAAGGTCGGCTTTGCATTTGTCGCAGATAATCCGCCCATCGTCGCGGAGCTTAAACAGTCCGCAAGCGCAATTGTGGAGCCAGTAAAGCGGCTCTTTGCGCTTTTTGGGCTGTATGTGAATGACCTTTGGCATTGCATAGTTATATCACAGTCCGAACCCGAATCCAAAGCCGGAACCAAAACAGCGGGTGATGGTTTGGGGGTCGCCGGTAGCTGCGGACTCTTCCGCGCCCAGTGTTGTAGCCGGTTCCGTGGCGTTGTACGGGGTGACTGCGTAATACTCGGCGTATTGGCCGGAAAACCATGTATTAGTAAACGGGACCCCCGTTACTAATTGCCGCCCAGACGAAAAGCTCTTTACGCCGGACTTGGCAATACTGGCGGTTGCAATAGCGACATCCAATTCAGTCTTGAGAGTAATTACAAAATTTGTACCATCATCAGCACTGGTGCATTTTATGCCCCTAAATGTATTGACTGCAATGCGTGTAACGGTCGTAGACCATGCCGATCCTGTCCAGTAGTATAGTACATCGGAGGGATTGACGTATGTTATCATGACGTCGGAGGGAGTGGTGGCGTGTAAAAATGTATCTCGCTGCACAGTGATCCGTTTAGCTGCGCTAAATGCTGTCGATGCACCTGCTGCTGGAAAAGCTGCCATGTCGTATATGGCCGCGATATACTCTGATCCGCCTGGGTTCGATCCATGCGTGGTCTGGTATAGGCAAGTTTCCCAAACAAACGACCCGGCGGGTAGCGTGCATCCAATGAATGCCGCATCAGTATCAGCCATAGTTTTAAGCAACGCGCCTTTTTGGGCTAACTGCTCACTGTAGCAAATCCGGGCTGTAGAAAAATCACTGCCCGTCCCGGTAAACCACTGATGATAGTGAAGAATATCGTCTTTGTTGTTAATATATGAGTATGCGCACGTCTCTACCCCGTATGAATCTGGGATGCCCACAAACATGGGGTTTGCGGTGAGTCGCGCCAGCCCAGTCAGAGTGCTCCCCCGCGCAAAACCCACGTCAAACGTGCGGGTCGTTACAATGTGCGCCCCGTTGTATTGCAGCAACAAATCATCTGCTGCAAACTCATATATCTTGGGATTAGCAACGCCTGCCGCTTCCCACGCGGCGCCACCCGTTTTTGTAAATATAGCATTGCCGCTATTTGCTACCACCCACGATCCGGGTATACCTGTAGGGCTAGTCGCGGCGGATATTTCAAACTCGGTAGGTGTAGCAGATAGGGGAGTTTCTAATACCATCAAAAACGACCCGTCCAGCCGCTGTATTACGTGCGGTACAGCTAGCGCCCCTTTGCCGACAAAATCAGACACCTGCACGCATGGGGTCGCATTTTTTGTCCACGGCCCTGCATAGCTGGTAGCGGTAGCATACAAAATTTTATAGTCCGCAACATCAGTACCGGTGCGCCCCGTGTACCACATTCGATAGTCGGTCGGGCCGAACTTGATGACCACCGGCTGTATGCACAGACTGCCATCGTATGTACCGCCATGCTCGACCACCAGCGTTGCTGCCCCGTATGTTTTGCCGCCGTCAGCAGACGTAGCGTAATATATATCTCCGATTGCGGGTGTCGCAGTATTCAGAGCGCCGAAAAATGTTACTACGTTTCCGTTTTCTAACGTCAGTGACCCCGTAGCATCGCTTAAAATTGATGCATCCCGGCAATATACCTTCCCGGCGGGTGGAGTAATAATTGGCAGCTCGTATCGCCGGAACAACTCATGGTACCGGCTATCGGTAATCCCCGTTGCTGCTGACTTTGCAGCTACCGTTCCCGCGCTGGCAGTTGCAGTTTGTACCCCCGTAGTGCCGAGGCTGAAATCAGTGCCATTAGTAAGAATCGTGCGATCAGCTGATGTTGTAGCCGCTGCATTGCTCACATACAGATAATGCGTGTTAGTCCCTGTAGCGACTAGGCACATTATCTGTGCATACGAGTTGCGCCGATCCCACCGGAGAACTACGTGTTTGCATTCCAGCCCGGTCGTATCGTCGTAAACCCGTACATCCTCACCGTTACGTTTGGCATTTGCCAAAACAGCCGGATCGGTAATGGTTATTTTGACTAGCCTTGACGTTACTGACGTATCAGATAATGTTATCGGATATCGTTTTCCCCAGCCGGTTAACCAAGCCATAAAATCCCCTTATTCCGCATCCCGGCACTGATCGGGATCATCTAAAAATGGTGTGCTGCACTTACAGTTCATCATCTTGTGGCACTTGCGATAATCCCCGCGATGCAAACAATCCTCATGCGCGTGGATCAGGCAGCGGGGCAAGATCGTTTTGCCGGTCGTAAATTGCAGGTGATCGCAGATATGGAAAAATGTCTCACTCACTTGACTCTCTCATAGCAGCAGATTGGCGCTTGCTCTGCCTGTTTGCATTGGCTGCATTCGGGGCAGCGGTAGCCAATCGGCATGTACCCGCCTGATATGCTGCAGAGCTTTTTCAATACAGTGCCACAATATCGGTAGCCGTTGTGCCGGTTGCCATGATCTGTTTGACCATGACCGGGAACGGTCCGACGGGGACAGCCTTGAACAACACAGCCGATGTATCATCCGCCAGTATCGCCGTTATATCCCCTGCCACTCCGACATATATCGTGCGCGGAACGGATGCCAGAGGCACGGTGTCCGACTTTGTGACCGCTACGGCTTTCCGAGCGGGGGCGGTTTCCTGTAAAACTCTGTCGCGGTATAAATCAGCCATTTTAGTTATCTCCTAGTGTGTTTATGGTGCCGAGCGATGTTTCACTGTTCAATTCCTCTTCGTTGGCATCCAGATCAAAATCAGCGGGGAGTTCGTCACGCCATTTCAGACATTCGATGTACTTTTGTCGGGATATGTCACCCAAAGCCCTCATTTTGCCCAACTCCACAAGCCCTGCGTCACTGCCATGCTTGGAGCCGAAATCATCATTGACGACGCCCTCGCCGCCCTGATCGCTACCTTTGCCCATCATCTGTGCGAAGTGCTGTAGCAACCGCTCCACGCTGTCCTTGATGCCACCTGCCACGGCTTTCAAGCCTGCGTTGCTCTCTGCCGAGTCGATAGCTGCAGCGGTGGCCGTGAGCTTCCCGGCATTCTCTACCCGCATATTGACCGGGGCGGATTGTATTGCCTGCTCGATGGATTCAAGGTCAAGCCTCCCCATTTCGACACCCTTGCCGGTTGGTTCGACAAAGGCGAACTTGGCATCAGGGTTGATGGATTTGAGCAACTTGGAGGGGCCGATTGTGATAACGGAATCGTCAGAAATACCGACTGCCGAAAGCATGGCGAAGCGCTGGAAGGATAGTGCGTTGATCTGTTCAGATGTAGAGCGCCAGTGCCTTAAATTCAGCTCTGCGATGCTCTGGTTCGGCGGAAGCCCCATCATAAAACCGGTACGATTGGTGTAGACCGGAACAAGGGTAATGGCCGGGAGCGTCGTTCTGCCCTCTTCGACCTTTGCCCATGTATCACCGAGCCCGCGCCCTTCTTGTTCTTGCCATATTTCAAACCAGATTGATCCGTCAGGCTCACGCCGTAGCACCCTGACTTGCTCGATGGTGCTGTATGCCCAATCGTCACCCGGCTTCGTGATGGTTTCCATGATCCTGATACGGGTCAGGGTTTCAATACCGTTGATCTGCTGCGAGACTGCTTCCAGCAGGCAGCAGGGTTTGACATGAACAGCATAGGGGCGCACGCCAAGCGCCTTTTCATCGGCCAGCGTCCTAACGCCATCAACGCGGGGATAATCGGCCAGAATGTAGCTGATACCGTCACAGAATGCCTGCTTTGCCGCGTCCATAATGAACGCATCCAGCCCACGTCCTTGACGGTCGATGTTCTCACACAGCGCGGCAATATCAGCCGGTACGTTATCGCCCAAGGTAACCGGCTTGCTGAATATCTTGCCGGTTTGCTTGTCAATGGCATCAGCGACAAAGTTTGTCAGGATGTTTGATCCAAGGCGTATCTTGTAGTTGGCGTTGGATTCGCCGGGATGCTGCGGGAGCCATCGCTTACCGGCGGCAATCATGCCGTCTGTGCCGGATACAATATCACGGCAGAGCTGGCGCTTTGCTTCGGCTGCGGCAATAGCGGGGGAGGGGGTTGCGACTGTTGGCTTGTTGGTCATATTTTCCCCATGTCTTCACGACATTGGATTTACGGATTAGAACATATCGGCTGTTA